ATGCTGGAGTTCTTCTCGTCGATGGCGTTAAGTCTGCAATCGAAGACGAAGCAGCTCAGGCGAAACTCGCTACGACTTTACAGAACGTCACTGGCGCAACAGAGAGCCAGATTAAAGCTGTCGAAGATTACATAACTCAGACAGCACTAGCTAACGGAATTACGGACGACGTTCTTCGTCCATCGCTGGATCGGTTGATTCGTTCGACTAAGGACGCGACTAAGGCGCAAGAACTCCAGAGCCTAGCTCTAGACATCGCAGCGGGAACAGGTAAAGATCTAAAGACAGTCTCGGAAGCTCTCGGTAAAGCGTACGACGGCAATCTGGGCGCATTAAAGAAGCTAGGCGTCGGAATAGATGAGAGCATCATTAAGTCCAAGAACTTCGACGCGGCAGCTGCGGCACTAGCTACTACTTTCGAGGGCCAAGCTTCTAAGCAAGCCGAGACCTTTCAGGGAAAGATGGCTCGTCTTACTGTTGCATTTGATGAAGCGAAAGAGACTGTAGGTTCTTACGTTCTAGACGCGCTTACTCCGCTTATTTCTGGATTCGTGGATAAAGGAATCCCAGCGATTTCGGACTTCGCTAAGAATCTGGGCGAAACACTTGGGCCAGCATTCGGCCAAATCTTTAAGGTCATTCGCGACGATTTACTTCCGATCTTAACTTCTTGGTGGAAGTTCCTTTATAACGAAATAGTTCCAGCGATTCTTAAAATCGTCGGTCCAATTCTCGAAGGACTTAAATCCGCATTCGACAAGATTAAGAAGGCGATCTCGGATAACTCCGAAGAGCTAGAGCCATTCTACGGATTCTTAAAAAAGGTCTGGGAGTTTACGGATAAGTATTTAGTCCCGCTTCTCGGTGGAGCATTTAAGACAGCACTCGAAGGACTTGGAACTCTAGTCGCTGGACTCGTTACAGCATTTTCTAAGTTCGTCGGCCTGTTAACTTCTATCTATAACGGCGCGAAGAAGGTTATCGATCTCATTAAAGATAATCCAGTAACTAGATTATTCGGTGCTAGTAATGCTTCTTTCGTGGGTGCTAGTGGCAGTCAGGGATTAGTCTTCGGTGGCGAAGATGGTTCTGGTGGCACTATGCGAGCAGCTACATCGGCGGGCGGTTTAACCGACGGGCTGCGTGATGACTTGGGATTAAGTCCAGAAGCCTACAGCGAATTATTGGGCTGGGCGATAAGAAGAGGATTAGATCCGACTCCAGCAGTGAACGGAATCCGTACAGGCATTCCGTCCGCGATCTATAACGAACGAATGCGCGAAAATTTACGGTTATTTAATTTAGAGAAGTCTATGCTAAATAAATCAACATCTAGCAACGCCGTAACTCCAGCGAATAACATTACTATAAACATGGGTGTAGTCGGAGATCCAGAATCGGCAGCTCGAACTATCATCGATTTAGTGAATAAGTCGCAAGCGCGCGGCACTCTCGGCGCGGGATCGTTCATCTACGCATGACTCTTTGGAATCCAGTCTGGAGCGTTCTTATCGATGGAGTCGAGTATAAGAACATAACTCTGGCGAATCTCACGATCGAATCCGGTCGCCGCGACATCTATCAGCAAGCTGTAGCGGGCTACTGTAGTTTATCGGTTCTTAACATCGACGATGATCCCATAGCTGTCGAAATTAACTCTGGGATAACTGTCTTCGTGCAAAATTCCGCATCTACTTCAGTGCCTATTTTTGGCGGCAGTGTCAGCGACATTCTTACGACAGTCGAAAGATCGGGAACTGGCGGACTTGTCCAGACTATTAGCATTACAGCTCTCGGCGCACTCTCACGTCTTCCTAAAGTTCTTACCGATGGCGTATTAAGTAAAGACTTCGAGGGCGATCAGATCTACGACATTCTGGACGGCATTCTTTACGGAGCTTGGAACGAAGTTCCCGCAGCTCTTACATGGGCAACATACAACGCGACGACGACTTGGGCTAACGCAGAAAATAGCGGTTTAGGAGACATCGATCGCCCAGGCAATTACGAACTCACAGATAGAAGCGCAGACGTGACAGATGCTTATTCACTCGTAGCTGCTTTAGCCACTTCTGGACTTGGTTACATTTATGAAGATGCAGAAGGCCGCATCGGTTATGCGGACTCAACTCACCGAGGCACTTATCTATCAACGAACGGCTATGTTGATCTTTCGGCCTTAGATGCTTATTCGAGCGGTCTTCAGACATCAACTAGAGCGGGCGACGTACGTAACTCGATTACTATTACCTATAAAAACGGCCAGCAAGTTACAGACGATGATCCAGCTTCTATAGCACTTTACGGATCACTGGCGCAAAACATTCAGACATCGTTAGAAAACGGCGCAGACGCGACCACTCAGGCCGCTTTCTATTTAGCTCTTCGCGCTTATCCAAGAGCTAACTTCGAGTCGATTCGTTATCCGCTTGGCAGCCCTAACGTGACAGATGCAGACAGAGACGCTCTAATCGGAGTCTTTATGGGAATGCCTGTAAACATTACGGATCTACCCGTAAACATGGGATCAAACTTCCAAGGCTTCGTCGAAGGCTGGCGATTCTCGGCTGGCTATAACTCTCTGGCTGTCGATCTCTACGTTACGCCGATCGCTTATTCACTCGACGCGTTCCGCTGGAATGACGTCCCAGCTTCCGAAAGATGGAACACTCTTAGCCCTACACTTGACTGGATAAACGCGACAGTAGTCGCATAAAGGAGAAAACATGGCAACGACTACGCCTAACTTCGGCTGGAGTGTTCCGACTTCGACCGACTTGGTAAAAGATGGCGCGACAGCGATCGAAACGCTGGGTGATTCTATCGATGCATCTTTAGTCGATCTTAAAGGTGGAACGACAGGACAAGTCCTAGCGAAGAACTCAAACACGGACATGGACTTTACGTGGTCTACTGTCGATCCCTTGCTAATCCTTGACGCTAAAGGCGACCTTATTACCGCAACGGCAGCGGATACTCCAGCTCGTTTAGCGGTAGGTACGAACGGCCAAGTATTGACCGCGGATTCTACGGCTTCCACTGGCCTTAAATGGGCTACGGCTGCATCTGGATCGATGACTCTTTTGGCTTCTTCTGCTTTATCAGGATCTTCTGTGTCCTTTACTTCTATTAGTGGATCTTATAAGGATCTTAAATTGGTGATTAGTGACTGGGAAACTTCTAACTCTGCTACTTTACGCTTTACAATAAATAACGATACTTCATCGCTTTATGACAGAATTGGGCAACAATTAAATGACGGTGGCACGGCTTCGATTATTTCGTCATCAGATGCGGCAAATGTAAATCTTACTGGCGATACACCGTCCAGCGGTGCTTCACTAAATCACACAGTTATTGACTTTTACAATTATGCAGATTCAGCAGCGGTTAAATTGGGTCGTTTCGCAAACGTTTACAGAATGTCATCTACAGCCTACGGAATCGTCGATGGAACTTGGTCTTACCAATCAGCAACCGCTCTAAGCCGAATTGACCTTTCCTTATCTGCTTTTACATTCTCAGCTGGTAACGCCTACCTATACGGAGTCAACTAATGCACAAAATCGAAGTCAACGTCGCAACTGGTGAAGTAAAAGAGATCCAGTTAAACGAAAGTGAGATAGCAGCTAGAGATTTAGCATTCCAGCAAGAGGAAGCAGATCGTCTGGCAGCAATAGAAAAAGCCGCTCAATTAGCCGCCGATAAAGCGGCTCTTCTTAATCGGTTAGGCATGACCGAAGCCGAAGCGAAACTTCTACTCTCATGAAGTATCCAGTCGGAACAGCTGCGGCAGTAGTAGAGGTCGCACTGGCAGAGGTCGGTTATGTCGAAGAGCCAGAAAACATTACTAAGTTCGGAAAGTTCACGAAGGCCGATGGGCTACCTTGGTGCGGATCTTTTGTTAATTGGTGCTTTCATGAAGCGGGAGTAAAGCTTCCATCGATGGTCTCTACAGCTGCGGGAGCGCATAAGCTTAAAGAAGTAAATCGCTGGGTCGTGGCAGAGCCGAAGATCGGTGATCTTGCATTTATGGACTTTCCGCATGATGGCGTGGATCGTATTAGCCACATCGGAATTGTCGTAGGAGTTAAGTTTAAGACGGTCATTACGATCGAAGGTAATACTTCGGGAACTGGCGATCAGCGTAACGGCGGAATGGTCATGATTAAAGAGCGGGAGTTCCTAAGTGGTAAAGAAGTCGTAGGCTTCGGACGACCTAAGTTCGTCGCCTATGCTGGCGATTATCC